GTATGGAACTCAATATGTCTTTAGAATATTACACAACACAACATAATAACATAGAGGACAAGATTAACAGAATGATTCCAGTCCCTGATATACCATCAGAGAACTGGGATGAAACCCTCTAAGATAAAAGTATTCTCAATGTTTAGTGGTGTAGGAGGTTTTGAATTAGGATTTCAACAAGCCAATTTGCAAACGCAAGTAGTTGGATTTTGTGAAATAGATAAATATGCATCACAGATTTTAGAAACTAAGTTTAAAGAAATAAAGAATTATGGAGATGCAACAAAGATCAATGAAACTAAATTACCAAACTTTGACATCCTCGTTGGAGGATTTCCTTGTCAACCTTTCTCAATGGCAGGAAAAAGGAAAGGATTTGACGAAGCAAGAGGGACTCTCTTTTTTGATGTCGCAAGGATTCTTGCCCACAAAAAACCAAGGAATTTTATACTCGAAAATGTTAAAGGTTTACTTTCTCACAACAAAGGAAAAACTTTCGAGACAATACTTGGGATTCTCTCCGACTTGGGGTATATCGTTGAATGGGAATTGCTTAATAGTAAGAACTACGGAGTCCCACAGAGTAGGGAAAGAGTGTATATTGTCGGACATCTTAGAGGACAAAGTCGACCAAAAGTATTTTCTTTCAGAAAAAGCACAGAAAAATCTAATCAAAAACCAAAATTATTAACTAAAAATCTAGGACAGGCACAAAGAGTTTTTTCTACAAATGGTATTAGTGTATCTATAATAGCACTAGGTGGTGGACAAGGTGCTAAAACTGGTTTATATGAAGTAAAAAAAGGAACTCAAATCAGAAGATTAACACCAATTGAATGCGAGAGATTACAAGGTTTTCCTGATAATTGGACAGAGGGATTATCTGATACTCAAAGATATAAATGTTTAGGTAATGCAGTAACTACTAATGTCATTGAATGGATCGGAAAACAATTGTATGAGTGTTGATAAACAACAAGAAAACAACAAGAAAATTGTTGGCAAACCTTTTGTAAAAGGTCAATCAGGTAATCCAAAAGGCAGACCTAAAAAAGGATTGGCATTAACTGATCTAATTAATTCTACTGGTGATTCTCCTAGAAAAGATGGTAAAAGCAATAAGCAAGTTATGATTGAAAAACTTTATACGATGGCAGTCAATGGAGATTTTAATGCCATTAGATTTATTGTAGAGAGATTAGAGGGCAAGGCAGTTGAGAGGACAGCAGATGTCACAGAAAAGTGGCACGAAATCGTTGCATCAGCATATTCGGAAACTGAATAAGAGTGGATACTTTAATTCTATTGGATATGAACCTGAACCAATACAATGGTCAGTACATAATAGCAAGGCAAGATTCAGAGTTAATATTCAAGGTAGAAGATCAGGCAAATCATATAGTGCAGCAAGAGAAGCAGAGATTGGTATTATACAAGAAAATACAAGAGGTTGGATAGTTGCACCTAGTTATGAACTTGCTCACAAGATTGGCAGAGAGATTCAAGAAAATCTTATGCTTAAATACCAACTCCCAGTCATCTCAAAAAAAGTTATCAATGGGCAACTATTCTATGCAAAATTCCTCAACAAATCAGAAGTATGGATCAAGTCAGCAGACAGCCCTGATACATCACTTGTTGGAGAGGGACTTGACTGGCTCATCATCGATGAATGTGCCTTACTCCCAAAAAGAATATGGGAGCAGTACCTCAGACCAACCTTATCAGACAGACAAGGATGGGCTTTATTCGTATCGACACCTAGAGGATTCAACTGGGTTTATGATCTATACATTAGAGGGCAATCTGATGATTATCCTGAATGGGAGTCGTGGCAGCATCCCAGTTATGATTCAAGGTACTTCAGGGATAACATAGAAGAATTAAAAAACGAACTTACAAAAGAAACATACTTACAAGAATACGAAGCACAATTCACATCATATGCAGGTAAAGTATATCCATTTGATAGAAACAAACATATTGGAAAGTATGACTATATAAAAGAATGGGAAACGTATTGTGCCATAGACTTCGGTTATCGTATGCCATCTGTAGTATGGTTGCAAGTAGGTAAAGTAGATGGAGATGTTGAGATACATATTATAGATGAGATCATTCATCAAACAAATATTAAGACTGAAGAACTGGCTGAGAAGATACTGGCAAAAGGATACCCAACAATGCAATACTTCTGTGATCCTGCAGGAGTTGGGATGCAATCGACATCAGGCATTGGAGACATTGAGGTATTTAAAAGATATGGGATATTCCCAAAATTCAAAACAGATAAGGTCAGCAGAAACATACCATCAGGCATTGACCTCGTTAGATCATTTGTTGAGAACGCTGAAAAGAAAGCAAGGTTATATGTCAATGAAAGTTGCAAGGGAGTTATAGAAGATTTTGAGAATTATAGGTATCCTGAGAAACGAGATAATCAAACACTTAAGGATGAACCTTTGAAAGATGGCAGACACGATCATGGAATGGATGCCATCAGGTATTTTTTTATTAACAAGTTTCCAATCAAGAAACGGGAGGTATTGGAAATAAGCAGATGGTAATAATATATGTTAGTTCCTGATTTATCCCTACAAACCATAGTACAATCCCTAAAAGATTATATAGACACATCCCACTACAATGAGAGTGAGGATAGACTTAAGATTATGAATTATTATGAGGGTATTAATTTAGAAGAAGAAGTAATGAAATACTTTGATCCTAATGCTTTGCATTTTGCACCTACCCTTACATTAAACATTACTAAAAAATTAATAGATGCTAGATACATAGCATATAAGTCTGCACCTGAACGTATGGCAGATGATAGATACCTAGAACGATTAGGTGATCTAGATCAAGATATGATTGAGGTGGATAGACTTACTGGATTACTAGGTACAATTGCAGTATTACGATATTATGATGAGGATAAAGATAAATTAGATTCTCATATCATTACAGACTTTGAACCTATCTTTGAACAAAACAATCCTGATCCCATAGGTATTGTATATCCATTGTTTTCACACGGAGATATGAAAGCAGAAGAACAGCAGTTTGTTTATTGGTCTAATGAATCTCATTTTAAAATAAAGAAAAATGGAGAGGTCATACACGTTAATGATGAGGATGTAAATCCATTTGGTGTCGTTCCTATTGTATATAGTCATCTATATCCTATGCTAGGTAATGAGTTCATCAGAACTGGTAAGGGTAAAATGGTTGCAAATGCCAATCTTATGTATAACGTATTCGGTACACAATTATCATTAGGTAATATGTATCAATCATTAGGTCAGTCTGTACTTACTGGTGTAGATGAAAGTACAAGATTAAAGATGGATGTTTCTAAGATGTTAGTTCTACCTGAGGGTGCAAACTATTCTATTGTAAGTCCATCAGGATCATTAGATCAAATCAGGCAGAATATGAAATTTATTATTGAAACAACTGCTGATGCCTTACATCTTAAAATGAAATGGGGAGATGATACATCTAGTACATCAGGAGAACATCAAAGAATTATGGAGGTGGATCTAACCGAGGCAGTCATGTCTGACTTTGAACGATTCAGAAAGTTTGAGAAACAAAGATTTAAACTAGATAAAACAATACTAGAAACAAATAATATCAATATTAATGATGAGTACTCAGTTGATTTTAGTGAACCACATATCCCTGCAAGTCCACAGCAAGAACGTGAGGAATGGTTATGGAAATGGGACAATGGATTAGCATCTAAGAAAGATTGGTTCAAACACTACAATCCTGATTTTACAGATGAACAAATAGATGAGGTAATGGAAGAGGTAGAACAACAAACACAACCTCAACAACCTGAACAACCACAAGCACAAACATTAGTAGAAAGATTAGTACAAAATGGCTAGTGCATCTGAAAACTTTATGAGTGCATTGGGTGGTATCCAAAATAAACTTAATGATCAACTGCCTACATTAGCAGGTAGATTATCAAGATTATCAGATGATGAACTTGCTGTACTTGCTAGAGAACTAGATTTTTTTCAAGAGTTAAATAGATTGGGTTATAGTAATGCTTTAACTGATTTAATGAATGAATATGATAATACAGCAAGTAAAGTATTTGAACAAGCAAGATCAAGAGGATTGCAGGTTCAGGTAGCAACGGCACAGAATCTTGAACTTATAAAAGAATTAGATGCTACTACATTACTAGGCAGGGCTAGAGATTTTTCAAGCCGATATAAATCAGAATTATTACGAGGTGTCATTGCAGGAGAATCAGGCAGACAGATTGCAAATCGTCTTACTACTACAATAGGCACAGAACTTACAAGTGCTAATCTAAATCTTATTGTAAATGATTCGTTTGCAAAGTTTAGTAATTCAGCAACATTCAAAGCATTCGCAGATGAACCTCAAACAAGATATAGATATGTTGGAATTTTAGATAATAATACTAGAGATATATGCAGAGAAGTATTGGAGGATAGTCAAAATTCTCAGGGATATACAATGGAAGAAATATTTGATCTACCAGTCGGATTCGATGATAGAGGTGGATTTAATTGTAGGCACGATTGGGTGGTTGTATGAACGCTGCTGATATTGTAAAGATTAAAAGAGATACATTTAAAAAAGCAGGAGAACTTGCAAAGTCTAGGATCATAGAGGATGCTGATAAGGGAGTATTTCAAAACAATAGATCGGGGTTTGGATATAAAAGTAGAACCTATAAAAGATATAAACAAAAAGGTATGACTGGAGCAAGTGGTTCAAAGTTAAAAGCATTCAGAGGTAAATCAACAAACACAAAAGTGAATAATGTTAATATGAGATTAACTGGAGAAACCTTACGAAGAATAGCAGTCAAAAATATTAAGAATGGATTCAGATTGATATTTGCTAGAGGAGGTATTGTGGAGGGCAATGCAAATAGAGGATATGACATCTATGATCTCAATGATAAGAATTATAATTCAATAATGAATTTTATAGCAAACCGACTCGATATAAATATTAAGAAATATACAGAAAAACCGATAACCATTAAAGTCGGTAGCAAATAGACTTAATCAACAAGGAGGGCAGTATGTCCGAAGAACAACAACCAGTTGAGGTTCAGGAGAACCAAGCAGCAGAGCCAGTAGAAAAGGAGTCAGCTACTGGAGATATCAATGTGTCTGATATAATAGCAGAAAGCAAAAAGTACAGACAAAGATCACAGAAAGCAGAACAGAAGTTAGAAAAACTTCAGAAACAGCTTGATACTGATCGGCAGAAACAGATGGAAGAAAATCAACAATGGAAAGAACTTGCAGAGGAACGTGCAAACAAAATCTCTCAACTCGAACCTATTGTAGAACAATACCAACAAACCGAACAACAAATCAGAGCAGAACTGCTATCTGACTTTCCTGAAGATGATCAGGATGACTTTAAGGACTTACCAACACCTGCATTGAGAAAAGTCCACAATAAACTATTAAAACAAAAAGTTGCAAGAACCGAAAGTTCAGTTGCAGGAATCTCAACTACTCCATCCAAAAGGATGACTGATATGAATCAAAAAGAGAAACGAGAGAACTGGCAAGGTATCATTGCAAGTTATAGAAATAAGAGGTAATTAAAATGGCAGAGGTAACAACAACCACGGCTGCTGTCTTTATACCTGAACTATGGTCTGAGGCAATCTTAGACTATGCTGAAAGAGAGTTCAGACTTGTCAATCAAGTAACTGATCTATCTTCATCAGTACCAAATGGAGATATATTACATATTCCTAAAGTATCTGAAGAAACAGCAGCAACATTAAGTTCAGGTTCGGCAGTTAGTTATGGTGCAAATACGGATTCTGAAATTCAACTAAGCGTAAATCAACACGTTCGATGGGCGTTTTCATAGGCGACTATGATTATTATTATTGAGGAATTAAGCGGGAAACCTAAGTATCAATTTAATATTGATATATGGCAATCCGAACCGAAGGATATTCAAAGAATATTCAGGGGCAGAGCATAGATGTTGAAAAGATATAATACATCCAAGAGTCCTCAACTACTTACTGAGTAGAATAGATATGCCGATACTTAGAGGAAACTTTAAGAGTTAAGATAAAAAACTTAACATAACAAATTGTATGAGGCAAAAAGAATCGGCGATTTGGTTAGAGTGCAGTCTAACCCCGATTTGTTTAGTATGTATGCTAGATCAATGGGATATGCAATTGCAAAGAAAATAGAGAACTATATTGCAGTTGATGTACTCCAATCAGCAACAGGAAACGATGTAACTTTAGCAGCAGATAATACAGCAACAACAGCACTTATTAGGTCAGGTCTGCAAAAGTTGTTAGATGCAGGACATAGTTACACAGATGGAGAAACATATTTATATGCCTCTCCTGCATTCTTTTCAAGTCTTTTATCATTGCAAGATTTCACAGATGCAAGTAGAAGAGGCGATGGTGCAAATCCTAATGCAAGTGGACAGCTTGGAAGTGTGTATGGAATCCCAGTTTTTGTATCAACAGACTTTGATGATGATGGTGGAACTGGTGATGAATCAGCATGTATCTTCAAAAGAAGTGGTGTGTATTATGCTAACCAACTTTCCCCAACTTTACGAGTCCAAGAATCTTACGATATTGACTATTTAGCGAGTAGTATTGTAGTTGATTCGCTCTTTGGTGCAGCACTTTCACATGCAACAAGTTCAACAGCATTACCTGTTGTGAACTTTAACAATCCTTAATACTGGATGATAATGAGTAAGAGGGTGGTTTTCCACCCTCAATACTCAAAAGGAGATTTATATGGAATGGAAATATTTTAAAAAAGATGGCAGGGTCATTGGTAAATGGAATCCATCAGAAGAACGTATTCAAGAGTATAAAGATAATGGCTATGAATTATGCGATGAAGATGGATGCGAGTGTGTTGCAGGTGCTGTGGTTTCTTGTGATGAACCAAAACCTAAAAAACATCCAAAACCACCTAAGCCAAAAAAGAGTAAAAAGTAATGCCGATCTACGAGTTTCAATGCAATAAATGTAAAATCGTTTTTGAACGTTTTATGGACGTATCAGGGTACGAGGTAGGTGAATGTCCACAATGCAAAAGTAAAGACGTTAGAGGGGTTATTAGCAGGGTTCAGACA